ACTGATGAAAGCAAACGCCGGACTGCGGGACACTGTACTGCGGCGGGATGCGCAGATCGCGGACATGAGTGATGGACTTGCGCAGTTTGCCAAGGCCGTGGCGGAGAAGGAGGAGAACAATGGAACGACTGACTGTACCTGATGTGCGAGTGGACGAACACACTACCCGTAGGAGCATAATCGACGGGGGCGCTGTGAGAGAACACGCGATGGAGATTTATTGGCGGCTAAAAGACTACGAGGACACCGGCTACACGCCGGAGGAGATCGCAAAGCTGCAATGCGACCTGATCCAACGCAACGCGGAGCTTCTGGAAGTACGGGAGGGCTTGCAGAGCGCAAAGAACACCGCCGAGCAGTACGCCGCCATCAATGAAACGCTGTTTGACAGCAACATGAAGCTGGGAGCAGACAGGAAAGCTCTTATCAACGAGCTATGCCAATACTGCGGGAAGTACAAACAAGCACACGAGGGCGCCTGTGACGAGTGCAAATGGAGGGAGAAGTAAATGGACGCTGTAAGGTTTCTGCAAGAGCGCAAGAGAATGTGCGCCGAACGGCCTTGTGTTGCCTGCCCGGTTTACGCTACCGGGCAGGGCTGCACAGAAGATGACAATCCGGAACTCGAGGTTGCCACTGTCGAGGAATGGTCTGCACTGCACCCGCGCAAAACGCGGCAGAGCGTATTTCTGAAGCAGTATCCGGAGGGGGAAATTGACAGCAGCGGGTGTTTGGTGCTATGCCCAAAGCGCATTTCCACTGATTGCCGGAACAGATACGGTAACTGTACAAAACGGCTGTGCGCTGACTGTCGTAAAGAATTCTGGGGTCAGGAGGTGGAGTGATGAACAGCATCACAAGACAGCAGTTTCAAGAGCTTAGAACGCTTGAAGAATTCGATTACGGCGAATTTATCAGACGTTTGGAGTTATACACCGGGATTAAAGCTGTACCATGCACAGCATATCAGTTTTACGATGATTCTGGTGATTACATCTGCGACAGCTGTGACAGTTTAGTAGACGATATTTTGAGATTGGCGTATGTGGAGGTGGAGTGATGGAAATTTTGAAAATTGTTTTCCCGCTGCTGATGGTAGCCGGTGCGCTGGGCAGTTTGGTGGTAAATATCGCCAGCAAGGGAGACTGGGCTACCAGTTTGCAATGGCTGGGTGCGTGTATCCTGTATACCGCGCTGACAGTGCGAAATATGAGCTAAGGGCGGGAAAAGAATGAGCAAATCTGTGATGATAAGCATCCGCCCGAAGTGGTGCGAGAAGATCGTCAACGGCGAAAAGACCGTCGAGGTACGAAAGACCCGCCCGAAGCTGAACACACCGTTCAGGGTGTACATCTACTGCACACTGCCGAAGTACCCGCACGAGGACTTTATTGCAACGGATTATCCAAAGCCGCAGTTTTATGGCGGAGGTAAAGTCATTGGCGAGTTTACCTGCGACCGCATTTACGAGCTCGCACCGCTCAACCATGCACCAGACGATGTGGAGCAGCAAGCCTGTCTGACGCGGGAAGGGATCGTTCGGTATCTCAAGGGAGCCGGCTACGGCTGGCACATCTCCGACCTGAAAATCTACG